ACGACTTCACCCTGCCCCTGCCCGGTCATCTCGCCTTTGGTCAGGCCGAGCAAGTTGCCCGTGTCAATCACGTCGTACTTGACCACGTTGACCGTCACGTCGTCTTCGGTCTGCAACACCTGAGCGCGCACGAGGTTGTGAACGGCATCCGGCACCCGCGCCGCGGTCCGCTTGCACAGATTCGACCGGACCACCATCCGTACGCTCACGCGATCCGCTTTCCGTAGACCCGCGTCGCCGTCCGGTAGGACTGCCCCGCGTTCGCATGCACCACCTGGTACTGCTCGCCGGACGTGTCATCGATCACGAACGCCGTCACGGGCGCTGAGGTGCCGTGTGGCAGCGTAATGACGGCATCCATCTCCAACCCCAGCCGCTCCGCGATGATGCGATCACGGCCCGTAGGCGGCGCGACACGGCATGAGACCGAGGCGTCGGACGTGCTGTCAGCGTTGAACCCGCCCGCGCTGTCGCTCGATCCCAGCGTCACCGAACGCAACGTGCAGGTGCGGTCAAGCGACGCCTGCGCCTGCGAACGGATTTGCGTCAGTTGTGCGCTACTGAGCAGCGCCATCGTCCTTGCTCTCGCTCTTGCCGCCGCGCATCTTGTCGCGGAGCGCGGTAGACGGTGGCGTCGGCACGACGCCCCAGCGCGGTTGCGTCTTGGCGATCGTGAACCCGTCGTGCTGTTTCAGCGCGTCCAAGCTTTCGATTTCGTACCGCCGCCCGTCCGGGTGTTCGATCATGAATCCCATTGGCCGCCTCACTGTGATCGTGGTATACGTGTGACTACGGATAGCCCGCTCATCGAACGTCAAGCCCCCGCGGTCCATCAGTTCACCACCAGTTCCGAGGTCAGGTCGTCCCAGCCCTCAACCCGCGATGTGCGCCCGGTCAGCCGGAACGAGCCCGCCCCGCCCGACCGCTTGCGGTAGAAGTCGATCATCTTTTCGATGTCGCGCCGCCGCGCTTCCGGGTTGAAACTCGCCCCATCGGCGCTGAACGTCTCGCCTGCCGTGAGCTTGGCGAACTTACGCTGCCAGCCCTCAAACGCCGCCCGCTGCAAGCCCGCGAGGCTGTAGGTTGGCGTCCACGGCGCCGTCGCCTCACACGTCCACGTGACCGTGTTGTCCGTTGTGGTCCCGGCGATCGTGGTTCCGAACGTTGGCGAACTGCCGCCGCTGGTGCCTGCCGTGGTGACGATGTAGACGTACCCGTTGCGCGTGGCCGGAACGACCCGGTAGTTGAGCGGATACGCCGTCGCTGCGGTCCATGACGGCCAGGCGTCCGGCTCGTTGCCGTCCTCGTCCGTGGTCGCCGCATACCGCAGCAGCCGGCCGAGTTCCGCCGTGGTTAGCGTCGGCTCCACCGAGGACTGCACCATGTCCTGCAGTTCCGTGAGCGCGTCCGTGTAGGTGTAGCCCGATGCAACAACCACGGCGGTCCTCAGCCCGTCTTACGCGCGCGGGTAGTACTGCAACCAGAGCTCGCCCGCGAGCCCGGCCACATCACCCGACGCCTCGGAAACGGTCACATACTGGTCGGCCGGCCAGAGCAGCGTGAATTCGCCGTTGGTCCCGGCGTCCTCCACGTTGTCGAACACGCCCGCCGTCGCGCCGGAGCGCCCGTCGATCAGGGTGTCGTACAGCGTCGATGCGCTGGACCCGACACCGGCGTCGATCGTGGATGCGCCGGTGCTCGCGGTCGTGATGTTGAGCACCGCGCGGGTGATGACCAGCGCGACGCCCTCCGGATTGAGCACCGACGCCATGTCTGCCGCCGCCGCTCCCGTATTGGCAAGGGTGATCTTGAACCACCCCTTATCAAATGCTCCGGTCGTTGCCATTGTTCGTTACTCCTTCGGTCTAACTGAACGGGGTGGCGAGCACGCCGTCACCGGCAACGATCCCGGAGACGAACCATTCGGTCGCGCTCACCGCCAGGAATTCGATGTCCGTGCCGATCTTGCCGCCCGTGGTCGTGCCGTTCAGCGTCATGATCAAATCGTCCGACCCGTCCGGCTCCAGGAACACGCCCTGCGGCGCGGTGTAGGCGGCATCAAAGTCCACCATCCAGACCCCGCCCTTCAGCAGGTCGCCGGACTGTGCGGTGAAGCGGTAGCTGTTGGACGTGATCGAAACGGTGCAGACGAATCGAAACCACGTCCCGATGTCTGCCGTCGCGATGGCCGGCAGCGTGAAGTCGAGCCCGGCGGCATCGTCGAGTTTGATCACCCGTCCAGATTGCGCGGTCGTGAGCACGATCGGCGTGGCGAACGCCCCGCCCGTGTCCGTCACCTGCCGTTTGTAGTTGGCGACGCCGGTCACGCTGAGCGCGTCACCGATTACAACATCATCCGTGGTGGTCACATCGACCGCCGTGTAACTGCGTGGATAGTTGGGCATCAGTCGTCATCCTCTCCGTACAACGGTTCACGTTCGAGGTTCGCCAGCAACACCGGCTCCCAGTTGTCGCGCACCGTCTTTGCCGATGCTGCGTTCCCCGTGAGCGATTGTTCCCGCGCCCGTTCCCAATCTGCCCGCCGTTGCTGGCGTTGCCGGAAACTGAGCGCCCGCGCTTCCTCGTCCGCCCGAACCATCGTTACGGGATCAGCGCCGCGAACGGCAGCCGCGTGGCGTCCGTCTGGTTCGCCCGGTTGATCGGATTCGGCAATGCCCAGCCAAGGCGCATCGTCGCGCGGAGCGCAACCATGTCCTGCTGGAAGAGGTTGTAGACCACGGCCCCGGACTGGTTCATGATCGTGGCCTCGGTCGCGATCTTGTACGTGATGTCCTGCCGCATGGCGTAGACGATCTGGTTCCAGTCACCGGCGATGTAGCGCGCCACGGTCGTGTTGAACGCCCCGTTCTTGGGGAAGTACAACGGCTGACCGTCAAGGCTGTACTGGGTCGGGCCGGTCATGTCCATGCGGAAGATCGGATTCCCGTTGCTGTCCCGGATGCCGCGCAACTTGGCGCGCTCACCGAGCCCGGCAACGACGCCATTGACCGCAAAGCCGTCCGCCTCGACCAGCCCGAACACGCCAAGGCTGCCGTCACTGGCATGACCCAGGAGCATGTCGTACAGGTCAGCGTACGTTGCCGTGTCCTCGTCAACCGTGTGCGAAGCGGCGACGATCTGCGTCATGATGTCGTCCGGCCAATCGGTCGGGGCGTTGGTCCCGTGCATGATGGCCGCGTCGATCGCCACGCCGAACGCTTCGACGAGCAGCGGGCGAATCTCGCCCCAAATGTCGTAGTCGGCGTCATCGAGCACAGCCTCGGGCACCGGCACGATGACGGCCAGTTCCTCAGCGTTGATGTAGACGTTTTCCCACGCCACTTCGGTGGTCTGCTTCAGCCCCGTGTCGCCGGTCACGAAGTACGCGGTCGGGAGCGAGCCGAGCACCGGCAACCGGCGCTGCTTGCGGCTCATGTTCGGCAGGCGCCGGGCGAGCTGCAAGACGGCAGACGATTCGGTGACGGACTGGATGATTTCGCGTGCGGCGTCTTCAGGAATCAGCGCCGCTGAGTCGGTTCGGGAAATGAGGCTATCCGTAGGCATTGGGTTTCCCCTTACTCAGTCGCGAACCCGGCTTTTTGCCGGATCGCGGCGTTCATCTGCTGGTTGAACGACTGCCCGCCCGGCTTGCTGCCGTTGCCCGCGCCGCCGTCTGCTTTTGGCGATGCGCGGAACAGTTGCGGGGCAATCTGCTTGGCGTCTTTCAGGAGGTCGTCAACGTTCTTCGGTGAGCCGTCATCGTCATAGGCGATGTCGCCGCGGACCATCCGGTACACCGCGTCCACCGCATCCGCCGACGCGCCCGCCTTGCGTGCCGCTGCCCGGATCGCGTCGCGAGCGTCACGCTCCCGAATCGCGTGGTCCTTTTCGGCGTTGGCCTTTTCCAGTTCGGCCAGCCGCGCGGCGATCTTTTCCGACTCGCTCTTGCCGCTGTTCTCGATCGCGGTCAGCCGCTTTTCGAGATCCCGCGCCTTGATCTCCGCTGCCTTCCGAGCCTCACGCTCTTTCGACAACGCGCCTTTGAGCCCGTCGAGGTCATCGCCCGCCGGTTGGTCGTTTTGGTTCTGGTTGTCGTTCTCGTTCGCCTCAGCCATCCCGGCATCCGCTCCTGACCGGCATCCCGCCGGAAACGCAAAGAGGCCCGGACGCGCCCTCTTGGGGCAAAACGTCCGGGCCTCGACGGGCCTTCGTTCAATTGCCTAGATCATAGCACAGGTTTACGCGGCCTCTTTCGTCACGAGCGCGTTGCAGCGATGGCACTTGATCTCCACAACCGAGCCGGGCGTCAGGTGCATGCGGGCGAGCATGCCGCCGCACGACGGGCAGCGCCACGGTTTGAGCGCGGGCGGCGATTGCACGATCAAGCGGACCATCGTCTGCGTCATGCCACTCCTTCGATGACGAACGCCTCGCCGTCCTCCGCGAACCACACGCCGCGCCCCGCGTCGAACACGCACCCGCCGCCCGTCAGGTAGTCGGTTGCCGCCTGCTCGTCACCGAACGAGATCATCAGGCGGCGCGCTCCGTTCGGCTCCAACCGCAACACGTCGTACGTGGTCATGGTTCCTCCGCCGTGAACACCAGCCC